TGGCCTTTCCCATAACCATGTCTTCTTCGATGACTTTAAGTTCTTCTTGTATCTTATTTGATAGGTGTACTAAAATATCATCATTCATTTATACCCTCAGTTCGCTGCCTAGGTTGAGGAGCAGGGGGTTGCTCCGCTTCTTTCGCCATCTGCATTTGTTCGCGGGCAATATCTACGCCAACACGAAGTCCTGCTTCTTGCTCTTTTGCGGACAGTTTTGCTTTGTCCGTTGCCACTTTTGCGCCGACCTGTAGTCCAGCGATGCGTTCTTGTGCAGCGATACGTTCGCGTTCGATATTTAGACGATCCGCTTCTGCGGCTGCGTCGATCTGTAGCTTCTGCTGCTTGATTTGAGTTTCCTGCTGTTTGATCTGTAGCTCGGCTTGCTGCATTTGCAGGATTGGGTCTTGTGCCTGTTGTTGCTGTTGTTGCTGTGCAGCTTCTGCTTGGTCTTTCGCCAAGACTTTCTCTGCTGCGGCAGCGGCCAAGCGAGACACTTCAACTTCAGTTTGTTCGTCCATGGGTGCATCGGGTTCTGGATAAGGGACACCAGCAGCCATCTCGATTTGTCTGCGATATTCAAACGCAATGTGCTCTTGGATATGTGCCGCCATTGCAGCCATAACCGCCGGAGCATTCGGGCTCATCTTCATTATCTGTTGTATCTTGGGGTCTTGCGCAGCGGCCATGTGTACCTTGATATGCGCTTCGTGGTCTTGATACATGAAGGCTTTGACGGGTTTGCCGTTTATCATGTCCATGTTCTCAGACACAGGATCACGAGGTTTCATATCCTCGCCATCTTTTAGCGGAACTAACTTCTGTGCTTCCTTGATACCCAACACCTCAAGCATCTGACGGTGTAAGAATGGTAAGTCATATAGTTGCGGTGCACTTTGCGCCATCTGTAGTACAGCTTGGTACTGTACAATCTTCTGCGCCATAGTTGCAGCATTGGGGTCCGATACAGGGATTACTTCTACAGCATCGTAGTCTGCCTGCTTTGCACGCTCAGAACCACTTACAGGTTCGTACTGGTAATTGGGTGATGTATAATCACGGATAAGTACTTTGAGGAGTTTGAACTCCTGCTTCATGGAATAGTGAATGCGAGCCTGCACAGCCGACATAATCTTCAGTGTGCGCTCTAAGATAGCCAGCGTTGTACCAACAGGTGCTTGTGCTGACATGTCGCTTATCTTCATATCCGCAGCGGCGGCGAAGCGACGACCTTCTTCTACGATGGTACCAAGAAGAGAATAAAGAACTTGGCTTGGCTCTTTGTATGGGAGCGGCATGATATTATCACGCATAGTCCCGCTTGCCACATCAACATCGCGGAACTCCGCTGGTGCGATAGGTGTATCGTCGCCTTTTACACGAAGGCCCTTAGTTTTGAACCCACCCGGTAAATTAGATAGGGTACCAGCGTCAACAAGCTGACGAATAAGAGAAGTACCAGACTTAGCGAAAGCACCAACCAAATGGATAAGCCCAAAAGCATAGAAGCCGAAGCCCGGAACGTACGAATAATGAACGAAGTGATTGCGCTTATGCTTTTGTTTATCGTTCTGGTTCCAGTTCCGTCTGATTGAGAGAATGGTTTCACTAGCTTTGTCCACAGTGACGATATACGGCAGCCCAACGTCGCCATCTTCCTTCTCCCTATACTTGTCATCTTCGATAACCAAATCGACGTGCATCTCTAGGAGTTTGTAACGGTCATCCGTTGTGGCACGGAAGCCCATCTTTTCCGCAATAGCTTGCTCGACATCATCCATAGTGTCGGTTGGTTCTGGTAAGTCTACATCCCGATAGAATCCTGACCGCTGTAGCCTCTTCATCTCGTTCTCGGTCTTCCGCATCACGTGCGTAACACGCTCTGAGGTCTCCAAGTTAGATGCTCCGTAAGGAACTACAACGTCTTCTGCTGGTACGTACATAGCCGTAGGGCGATCTACTGCCGGATCGTAGTAAACCTTCTTAAAAGCGTTCCCTGCCAGCCCTAGGCCCCATAACATACGCTCATGCTCAGGGCGGTACTCAACCATACGCTCTGTAAGCTCGTAATTCATGTTATTTTGCACACGTTGCGCAGCATCGCGGGCGTCGTTGGTCTCTTTTCCAATAATTTTAGTTTTTACTGGCCCTTGAGCAGGGAAAGTTTCCATCATGGTCTCTGCTTGGAACTTAACAAGCGCTTCAGACAGCAGTGGGTGGTACACACCGCACGCGCCGGGCCATGGTTCGCTACGATCTTCGACTTTGAGACCCAAAAGCTCCAAACCATCTACATAAGTCTGCATCCAGTCCTTACGAGAGTCTAAATCATCCTCAAAATCCCCGATAAGCTCACCAGCAAGCTCGGCAAGCATACCTTCGTCAAGGTCTTCAGCCATGTTTTCGCTGAAGTCTTCATCTTCTCCCGGCTCAAGCGTCAACTCAAGCCCATCCATGGAGATACTGACCGATTCAGGGTCCTCAATTTCGATTTCGATGGCCGGTTCGTCGTCCATCAGCATCATTTCGCCGTTATTACCCCCTAGTGGGGCCTGATTGAGGGCCTTGTCGATGTCCATGATTAGTCCTTACTGACTTTGCGGCGCTTTGCGGGTGCTTTTTTAGCGGCCTTTTTGGGTTTTTCTTCGGTTTTTGCCTCTTCTTTGGGTTTTTCTTCCGTTAGAGGGCCTAGTCCGACACGGATATTGTGTTTGATGCAGTACTCATTTATTTCTTGAGCCGCTTCAATAGAAGCAGAAAAGCCCATCCCTTCAGTCATAGAGCGGTTGAACGCTGCACGGGCCGCGTCACGCCATTTTAACCACTGAGCCTTTTGAACTTTAAACAAATTATCTATAATCATCACTTCAGTCCTAACTTCTTCATCCACTTATACACCATATGCACAGAATTTGCACTATTTGCACCCTTAATTTGGTTTGCACGGCATGATATGACTACGATGTTACCCTTAACATACCCTTTCTTCGGTACTAGTCTATCTATTGTTGGGCTGTAAGGTCTTATATGCTTATTCCCTGAAAATTTAAACTTTGTTCCAAACACTGGGCATCGCTCCTCTATTATAGAAACCACGTATGCCGCATTAATGTCATACGGAACACCGAATTTTTTGGCCCTTCTTTTCGCACTAGCGCACGAACTAATAGCCCAAGTCTTTTCAGGATACCGTTCTTTATACCTTTGTTGTGCATCTCTAAACTTTTGCGATGCTCGGTACTTCTTCTGTACATCTTTGCCTCGTTGCGACGCCCTGTATTGTTTAAAATAAGCTTTTTGTTTCTCTGTAAGTTTTCCTTTAGTAGTATCCGGCTTGTCTTTGTGATCGGAATGCCGGGACTTCGTCCGGCTCGTCCAGCGCTGATCCAATGTACCCACCTCGTCTAAATCTGTGTAACGCCATAGAGACGCTATCTACATAGTCATCGTGTGCCCCCGCAGGGAATTCTGCTACTTCATCAATCACCTCTTCTGCCCACCGAGTAGCAGGTGCCCATACCCGTCCAGACGCAAAAAGGTCGCTTACAGCGTTCAATCGGGAGATCTTGTCGTTCCCCCTTGTCGGTGTAAATTCTTGGACGGGGATTCCTGTAGCCCTCATCTCGTAAATCAAAGGCGCACCTGAAGCCTTTTTCTCGATTATGACGCTGTCGGGTTCCCATTCTCGGTACTCTTCTATGGCTATCCTTTTTAGTTCAGGAAACTCTACCCTATCACGAAACGCATTCAGAAGTATAATGTTTGCTTGGGTAATCCCCGCATCGTCGGGGGTATGGAACACACCCCACGTCGTACAAGCGGAATAGTCAGCCCTTTGTGTTTTCTCAAATGCCGTATCCCAAGACTGTAATATAAAGTCACAATAGGGCGGTGCTTCGTGCTCCCACTCCTGCCACCATTCGCGTTTGACGATAGCGGCACTTTCCGAGACAGGGTTCTGTTGATACTGCGCCATCCATTTAGAATTGGGCAGTTCGCTTCGTAGTTTGGATAATTCTTCTAGTGACCAGAACTCAGGCCACAACGGATTACCACTTGGAAGAATAGCTGGGAACTCGATAACTTCCCACTCGTCGCCGTCACGCTGTGCGGCGGCTTTGATTATTTCGCCTGTAAGATCACGTTTAGACCACCGTGTCATCACGACGACGATGGCACCTCCCGGTTGCAGACGCTGACGAGGGCCTGATGTATACCACTCGTAGGTCTTATCATATATGTCGGGATTAACTTCGGCTAACGCCGCTTCCTGCTCGGAGTGAGGGTCATCAATAATTAGAAGATCGGCACCTTTACCGGTTACCGCACCTCCCACACCGATGGCGAAATAATCACCCCCTTTCGACGTGTTCCACCGACCTGCGGCTTTACTGTCTGACGACAAACCCAGATCAGGGAAGATTTTGTGATACGCCTCGCTGTCTACAAGGTTTCTCACCTTACGACCGAATCCTACAGCAAGCTCGGCTGTATGAGAAGTCTGAATGACCTTCTTATGTGGGTATTTCCCCAAAAACCATGCAGGCAACAGGTAAGACGCAAACTCTGACTTAGTGTGTCGTGGTGGCATATTAATAATAAGGCGTTTAAGTTCTCCTCTAGCCACCCTCTCGAACGCATCGGCCATCTTAGCATGGTGCCGCCCTGCTATGAAGCTTGTCCATACACGATTTACAAACGGTAAGAACTTATCGGTAGCGTCCTTCTTGGCTTTTAGTTCTTCAAGCTTTTCTAACTCTGCAAGCAGTAGTTGTTGTTCGGCTGCGGGTAATTTGTGTAATATATTAGGGATGTCGGACAGTTTGATTTCGCCCATCACTTTTTCGTTGGGGCGACCTCGACTAACCTTTTTATTACGCACACGCGCTTTTTTAGGCACGGTCGTTATCCCCTTTGCCGCGCATAAAAGTTAACAACTGGTTGAGCATAGGCATCCCGCACATGGAGCACTCGACCGACACCCACTCGTTGTCTCTATGCGCCGTGATATTCGTACACCCGCAAGGGCACGTTAACGTAACAACCTCTGGCGCATCATCGCTTTCTTCTTGATCTACAATGTGTTGTTCTGCAAACTCACGTCTCTTCTGTTCGAAGTTTATAATATTACCGGGGACGTAGGTATCTTCACTCACTACTCGGCTCCCCAACCTCTTCAAACTCTGCCTCTACCGTCTGCTCCGCTTCAAATTCAGCGCGCGCATCAGACAACACAGACAATTCTTCTTCTAATTCCAAACCTGTGGGTAGTTCATACACCGTTTCTGCACTAAGAAGGCGTTTAACACGCTCTTTGATGGCCGATTCCAACGCTTCAGGACTGTTATAGTTAATATTGATCTCGCTACGCTCCGTAAACAACCCAATGTCTATATGTTTACCTAGCAACTCGATAGCTCGAAGCTCAAACTTCGTATCTCCACAGTCCGCAATCTCAAGTAACTTGTTAGTCAAGGCAGCCCGGACTTGGCCTATATCTAAACCCAACTCCTGACCGTATCGCCGTAAGAAGTACTGTGCACCTATCGCGGAAGGCATCGTAGTAAGGACATCGCTGCGTGGTTGCTGCGTTACCGCTTTTTCTAATAACTCTTTCTCTTCCTCAAGCGTTTTAGGATCAACATTTGGTAGTGCGCCCAATTGCTGGAGAGCCTCAGCGGTATCCGCTGCTACTTGTAGTTCATCAAGGTGGGTTGCCGATACTTGCGGCGTGTCATCATAGGGTATGGGTTTATCGTCGGTGGGTGTAACTTTTACTCTACGGCGCGCTTTAGGCTTCTTGTCGGCCACGGTCTTGTCCCAGTTGGCGTTAATGTCGTAGGGGTAAGATAAGGTAGATATATGGTAGAAGTCAATAAGTATACTTAACGCGGGGAGTTCGGGGGCAAAAAGTTAAAAGGGGTGGGGAGCACTGGAGGATATCAGAATAGCTCAAACCCACCCCAGATACGGAAAAGAGGAGCAAACCCGCATCGGTACAAATATATAGTATAATACAATATGTAGTGTCAATGGGTCCCATGACGGGGGTGTTCTATAACGGACGCCTGCGGACACAGGCGGAAGAAATTACATACCCCCTCCCCCTATTTGAAAATTGTGTGTTTGTTCGTGCAAATTAATACGTAGTACAAGTGTGGAGTCCCAAGCTGCAATTTGGGGGGGTGCCCCTCGCGCAATCAACACTACGCGAATCACTGCCCGCCACAAAAAACGCGAATCACCTGCCCATAGGCTGCCATTAACGATGAATGTAATTCCTACAAAATCCGTAGCTTTTACATCGGCTCGCTCGAGAGAAAAAACTAATCATTTGACATTGTCCAAGCTTTGGCCTAAGACAATGGGGAGCCTAGCATAAGGCAAGGTTCTTTAACGTTAACGTCAAGCAAAGGATTTATTATGACACAACGTAAACTTAAGAGAGCAAACCAAGCTAAACAAAACAAGCTAAACAAAAAGTCTAAGCAACCTCAATGTGCACATGTTACCGCTAGCGGCAAGCAATGTGGCCGCAAAATTGGCACGGGAACGGGCCGATATTGCAAGCAACACTTTGAAGCCAAGGAAAAAGCAGCCAAAGAAAGGACTGAGGCAGCGGTAAGAGATCACGCGCACGTTAAAGGCGTGATTGCGGGAGCGCTTGGGATTGATAAGGCCAACGAAAGCTACGCGGTCAAGGTTAAGAAAGCGGCAACGTTTTATAACGGCCAATGGTCAGAGGCTGAGGCCGCATCTGGCTTGCATTGGACTGATCTTGGCAAGCTTAAGACTCGAGTCAATCGTGAGCCTAAGGCTGTCGCTAAGGAATTGGGCACATCGGTCAACAGCAATTCATGGCCGGTCATCTTGGCGGCAATCACTAAGATTGACAATTGCTCGAGAAAATATGTTGCTCAGGCTGAGGTTGCTAAGCTTAGCAATCCGCACCGGCCTTGGTCAGATATTCGGACACAAGCTAAGGCCATGGACACAGTCTCGAAAGCTGCCAAGAGCAAAAGCAAGGCACCGAAAAAGCCAAGCAAGGCGCAAATTAAGGCGAAGCAATTGGCTGACAATAGGGCTCAGTTCGACAAGCTACTAAAATCCGCATATCGCGTAGCTTACCTTATAGAGGCACAATGCAGCGCTAAGCCGCATCAAGGTACTGACACAGAGGCCAAGGCCACTAAACAGCGTCAGAACGTCGCTAAATTGCTTCTAGCCAATAACATCAAAACAGTGGGCAAGGATAATGTCGACTGGCACATTGTCACTGCCGATTAATCGGCAAGCTTTCCTTCGACCCCGTGAGCTTCGGCTCACGGGGTTTTTTTGTGCCCGAATTCGGCACGCTCTCCCGTTCCCGTGAT